CACTTTAAACACCAAGAGATAAAAATTATAGAAGTTGAGGAATGGAACTTAACTGGCGAAGATGCCATTTATGTTAAACCATTTACGCTGCTTGAAAAATCTGAAATCTTTAAAGGATCAAACGATAATGATCTCACAGTGTTGATTGATGTAATCATCAAAAAAGCAGAAACTAGAGATGGTGAGAAAATGTTTGATCTTGAAAGTAAGATTAAAATGAAGAAGTTTGTTGATCCTGATATCATAGCTAGAGTTGCTAGTCAAATACTCGGAACATCATCAGATACTAAAGACTTAAAAAAAAACTAAACTCTGATTCCAATTTCAGATTTCATTTTTTCTTAGCAGAAAAGCTACACAAAACAATAGGCGAAATTATGCAAATGCCTGTTGAAGAATTTTCTATGTGGGTAGCTTACTACAACCTCAAACACGAAGAAGAACAAAAAGCATTGAATAAAACAAAGATGCAAGGTAAAAGAAGATAATGACGAAAAAACTCAATATTGACATTATTGCAAAAGATAAATCCCAACAAGCATTAAAGAAAGTTCAAGGAAACTTAGATAATGTAAAAAAATCAGTATTTAATTTAAGAAATGCTTTAGCAGGTATTGGTGCAGGTGCGATTATTAAGTCCTTTATTGATGTTGGTGCTGAAGTTCAAAATTTAGAATTACGATTTAAATTTTTATTTGGTACTGCTGAAGAAGGTGCAAAAGCGTTTGATAATTTATCTAAATTTGCAGGTAGAGTTCCATTTTCACTTCAAGAAATATCAAGAGCATCTGGCGTATTAGCAGTTGTATCTAAAGACGCAGAAGATTTAACAAGAATCTTAGATATTACAGGTAATGTTGCCGCTTTTCTTGGTTTAGATTTTGAAACTACCGCATCTCAAATACAAAGGTCGTTTTCAGCAGGTATATCTGCCGCTGATATTTTCAGAGAAAAAGGTTTAAGAGATGTTTTAGGATTTGAAGCAGGTGCAAAAGTATCTATTGAAGAAACAATACAAGCCTTTGAAAGAGTTTTTGGAAGTGGTGGAAGATTAGGTGATGTCACAGGTGAATTAGCTAATACTTTGACAGGTCAAGCATCAATGGTGCAAGATAAATTCAGAAGATTTCAAGAAATTGTTGCAAAACAATTTGTAGATTCATTAACATCAGAAGTAGGACAACTTAATTCTATTTTAGAAGAAAATGAGGAAGTAGTAAATGATGTTGCAGTTGCTTTTGGTCAAACACTTAGAAAATCATTAGAATTAGCATTAGATGGTATTCAAACTTTAACTACAGCAATCGTAGCATTAACTGAAACAAAACAAGCTATAGATGACTTTTTACCATTTGGGTTAAAATTACAAGATATTTTTATGGCAAGATTTTTTAAAACTTTTGCTGAAGATTTAGAGGAAGTAGAAACAAACCTTTCAGCACTTGCTTTTCAAATGGAAATTAATTCAAAAAGAATGTTTGAATTAAAACAAGAAACAGAAGAAACAGAAAAAGTTTTACAAAGAACATTCAAAGTTTTTCCTCATATGCTTGAGAGTGGTGCAAAAGCACAATCTAAACTTTCATTTGTACAAAAAGAAAACAAAGTCACACTTCAAGGATTAAATTCTGAAATGTCAGCATTTTCCCAAGTAAACACTAGAATTATTGACCAAACAGAATTGTTAAAAGAAAAGTTTCCACAGTTTACTAAAACATTAGAGGATGCAGGTAATCAAACAAAACTACTTGATGGATTATTTACAAATACATTTAATAGTTTCGCAGATACTTTAGCTGATAGTATTATGACAGGAAAGTTTGCATTTAAAGATTTTGCAAGGTCAGTTATAGCAGATATTGCAAGAATTATAGCAAAACAACAAGCATTGTTAGCAATACAAAAAATATCTGGATTATTTGGCGGCAGTTTATTTGGTTTCAATATTGGAGGATTATTACCTGCTCCTCGTTCATCTGGTGGTAGAGTAAATGCAGGGATGCCATATATGACAGGCGAAGCAGGAAAAGAATTGTTTATTCCCCAAACTTCTGGAACAATAGTTCCGAATAATCAATTAGCAGGTGCAGGAACAACCAATATTAACTTCACTATCAATACAGTAGACGCACAAGGTGTAGATGAATTACTTACAAATAGACGAAGCACTATAATTAATGTTATTAATGATGCTTTAAATAGACAAGGGAAGGAAGCATTAGTTTAATGTCAGGAACATATCCAACATCACCAGAATTTAGGTCTATTGGTTTTTCATCTGAGCAAAAAACAATTACATCTACTACTGATAGTGGGAAGATGTTTTCCGTACAAGTAGATGGTCAAAGATTTAAATTTTCAGCATCATATCCACCTATGAGCAGAAGTGAATTTGCTCCTGTTTATGCTTTTATAATGAAACAAAGATCACAAAAAGAAACATTCCAGATAGCTTTACCAGACTTAAAGAATGCCAAAGGTGATGTATCAGGAGCAGTCTTAGTCAATGGATCACATAGTGCAGGAGATACTACGATTGATGTAGATGGAATGACTGGCACATTGAAAGCAGGAGATTTTGTTAAGTTTGCAGGAGATACAAAGGTTTATATGGTTGTGAGTGATGCTACTGCAGTAGCAGGAGCAGCAACCCTGACGATTGAGCCACCTTTAAGAAGTTCTATAGCTGATGACGCAGCAGTGACTTATGATGGAGTAGAATTTACAGTTAGAATGACATCTGATATTCAGCAATTTAATACTAGCGATTTAGACTTATACAGATTTGAAATAGATTTTATTGAGGCTCTATAATGACTAGAGGGTTATCTTCTAGCATCCAAACTGAATTAGGCAATCAGTCTATCAAGCCTATAGTTTTAATTGAGATATTATTCCCTACTCCACAAAGATTAACTAATCATTATAAAGATATAACGCATAACTCTAATACTTATTTATCAAGTAGTCATTTATTGTCTATTGGTGGTAAAGCAGAAAAATCAGAATTAGATGTAGGTAATTTTCAAATAGAATTATCGGCGGTAGATAGTGCCTTTGTATCTATTGTTTTAAATAACAATGTCAGTAATGATGAAGTGACGATAGATATAGGATTATTAGATAGTAATGATGCTTTAATTGATACATTTAATTATGATAAAGGATTTATTGAAGGATTTAGTATTGATACAAATACAGGTAAATTAATTCTCAGTTGTACTTCTCATTTTGCAGATTTTAGTAGAGTAGCAGGGAGAAAAACAAATGAAGGTAGTCAGCAGGTTTATTTTCCATCAGATAAAGGAATGGAATTTGCAGCATTAACAGTACAAGATATTTTATGGGGTAGAAAGTAATGTTCTTTGGCATCACATTAGCAGGTATCATTAAATCTGTAATCACAGGATTTGCGATATCCAAAGCAGTATCTTGGTTAGCACCTAAACCTGAGATACCAGAATTTACTCAAGAAGCAGAAGCAACAGGTGTTCTTGTTAATAAACAATCTAATAATGCCAATATTCCTGTTATTTACGGAACAAGAAAAGTAGGTGGAACTAGGGTATTTTTAGAAACATCAGGATCAGATAATCAATATCTTTATGGTGCGATTATTTTAGCAGAAGGTGAAATTAACAATATAACATCAATTATAGTTGATGATAGTGAAGTGACTTTTGATGGATCTATATCTGATGGAACTCAAATTACATCTAATGATAGCAAATATGGAACTACTATTACAATCCAACCATTTTTTGGAACAGATGGGCAATCAGCTTCGTCTTTATTGACAACATTAACAAACTGGACTAGCAACCATAAATTATCAGGATTAGCATATATAGCTTTTAGAATTTCATGGGATGCAGATAAATATTTAGGTATTCCAACTATTCAAGCGGTTATTCAAGGCAGAAAAGTCATAAGCTATGATGCAAGTTCTGTAGCGCAAACTGCCGCTTATTCTACTAATCCTGCTTGGTGTTTATTAGATTACTTAACTAATACTAGATACGGGAAAGGCATTGATATTACTGATATTGATATTCCAAGTTTCTACACCGCATCTGGAATAGCGGAAACTCAAGTCACTCCATATTCTGGTGGATCGGATATAAATTTATTTGATTGTAATGCAGTCATTGATACTGGTCAGAAACTAATAGACAACACCAGAACACTTTTAAAAGGAATGAGAGGTTTTTTACCTTATACTCAAGGTAAATATAAATTAATTATTGAAACAACAGGCTCAAGTGTTTTAACATTAAACGAAGATAATATTATTGGTGGAATTAAAGTATCAAGTGAAAGAAAAAATGAAAAGTATAATAGAGTTCAAGCAAACTTTATAAATCCAGAAAAGAACTATCAATCAGATACAGTTGTTTATGATACTGACCATGCAACTTTAAAAACTGCAGATGGCGGTTTCCTTCAAGAAGGTGTTATTGATCTACCTACTATTACTAATCCTTATCAAGCCTTAGAATTTGGTGAGATTGTCTTACAAAGAAGTAGAAATAACTTATCATTAGAACTTACCGCTAATTATACGGCTATGAACTTAGCTATTGGTGATATTGTAGCAGTCACTTCAATTATTACAGGGATGTCAGCAAAACCTTTTAGAGTAGTTGGAATGGCAATTAATCCTTCATTTGAAGTTGCTTTATCTTTGCAAGAACATCAAGATTCTTGGTACACTTTTTCTGAAAAAACAGAAGTAGCAGTCATTCCAGATACTTCATTTCCTGATCCTTTTACAGTTCAACCACCTGCGTCAATAACATTGGGGGATGACTTAGTAGAATATAATGATGGTACAGTCATAACTAGATTATTGATTACTGTTGGTGATTCACCAGATGCTTTTGCAGATGATTTTGAGATTGAGGTAAAACAGACTTTAGACAAAGACGGAAACGCGATTGTTGATAATTACAGATTAGTTTCTCAAGGTAAATCTTTAGAATATCAATTATTAAATGCTATTGACGGCGCTACTTATGAAGTAAGAGCAAGAGCAATTAACAGTATTGGCGTTAAATCAACTTATATTACAGGAACACATCAAGTAATTGGTGCTACCTTACCACCTGCTA